TGCCACGGCTAGGAAGATAAACTTCGAGGCAGACATTTCCATAAATTCGATTACCTTCTGAATCGTAGCGGATTTTATTAAGCCAAAGATCACCCTTTTTAATACCATCAAGGGTGGCTTCAATCAGTTCTGGTGGTGCGCTGGTAAGAAAGCCAGCATCAACATTAAGACAACGTTTGACCCAAGCCAGATCAGAGCGGGAAGCGGTGATGAATTTAATAGCATCAGGGTGGGTATAATCCAGATGGCATACCACAGCACCATTTTTGTAAACTCCACCACGTCGAAGTGTTTCATTCAGAGAAGAGTAAATACGAGCAAAAGAAACAGGACCAGAGGCAGTAAGGCCTCGACCATTATCAGCACCCTCTTCTCGAATTTTAGAAAGGTGGACTGCCACTCCGGCTCCGTTACGCAATGCGTGAGATACAAAACGCCAGCTCGCCTCAATGCCTTCCGGACCCTCCATAGAATCCTCAACAACGAAGACCGTACAGCTGACGGGAAGGCGTGATTCAGGGTTGTCAATCCAGTTTTGAACACGTCCGGTACGAGCAATGGTATTGGGGGTGTCCCCGAGGTCAGCGAAGGTTGTCATTGATGTAATTAATTGCTGATTGTAAAAGTTGTGGATTGTCAAAAAATTTACCAAGACCTAGATTGCAGTGATTGCAAAGTAATCCTCTTACTTTACCAGTGCTATGGTCATGATCAATTGCAAGTCTTTTGCCATTAGTTTCTTTTTTCTTGCAAATCATACAAACACCTAACTGTAATTCGTATATGCGATTATAATCATCTAACGTAATGCCATAATTATATTTCATTTTAGATGATACTCGTGCTAGAGTAGAATAATCTCGCTTTCTAGTCGCATCTGTTGCTTTACAGCAAGTTTTGCAAGTAGTAAATAATTTATCTGCTGTAGATTTATGAGCGTAAAAATTACTTGTTACTTGAAAAGTTTTGCAAGATTTACAGGCTTTCATATTAGGTCATCGAGAATCGGAGGCTTATACGCTGGCCCCTTGAGAATCTTACCATCTTCGCGGCGGAGGGGTTTACCGTCAACGAACTTACTCATATTGGATTCGAATACCCGCTTCATAGCGGTGTCTAAATTCCAGTTACGAGCAACGGCATATTGGTAGCAGACAAAAACAAGATCTGCTAATTCTTTTAAGGTGTGTATCCTATCGGCTACACCTTCCTCATTGAGATGAGCTTCCATCAATTCATTAAACTCTTCCTTGATAAGGGTGAGTTGCATGTCTTGAACAAGTTCATCATCTGGATCAATGGATTGTTCAGCGGCTAGTCGGAAAACAAAAGCCTGTTCAATAAGATGTTCAGGAGTTTGCGTCATCGGTTAGTGCTTCGATTTTGCGGTTAACATAGGCTCTAATTTTGAGCCAATCATCGAGTTCAGTTTCCTGATTCTTGTAGCCAGCACGGCAGATATACTTAATGATATTGCCAGCCAGAAAATCCAGCTGCTGATCCACAATAAAATCCCAAACTTTGATACAACCACGTTGGTAGTGCGATGGGTTATACTTGGTTATCATCTCTTTGGAAGAACTCACGGTAGGCTGGATTTCGTTGGATTCTTTGGAGTTCGATGTGCCGTAAAAATCGTCCCACTGGTCCCTGTCGTAAACATTGTTTGTCATACCATATTCGGATTCCAAAAACTCTTTGATAGAACCATAGTTGAGCACGGATTCTTGCTGCTTGAATGAGTAGATCGACATAACGAATTAAATTAGGATCAAGAACATAGAGAAGCGCAGCTACTAATCCAATGTTAAGTCCTAATAAGAAAGGTGTGGGGTCCATAGAATTGGTTCCTTCGTTGTTGAATTGTATTCTCCAGGGCGAAGGATTCGTGCCAAGCGAGCATTTCGAATAGCATCTTCTTCAGTCAAGCCAGACTTGATGTAGGCATCAAGGATAGCTTCCCATGGATCTTCGGCTTTGTCAAGGATCTTACGAGCCCCAACACCACCGATGCCAGGCACACCTTTGTATCCGTCAACTGGATCACCAGTAAGACACTGGGTCCAGAACCAATAGTCTGCTTCCTCTGGGGTTACATCGAACTCTTCTGTGCCATTGAAGAGGCGACAGGAGATCTGTTTCATGTCCTTATCAGGACTAACCAATACAAAGTCACGAGGATCCAGATGACACTCAAGACCAAGCGCATCATCAGCTTCTATGTTCTTGTAACGAACAACTTTGTAGTGCTTGGCACACCAATCCAACAACCGTTTATACCCAACAGGCTTTCGCTTTGTGCGTTTACCCTTGTAGTCTGGGCAAACTAATTTGCGAAAGTTGTTACTGTCGGAGAAGTAAAGAGTAATGTAATTGGTGTCGAATCGCTTTCGCAGGTTAGTGAGTTCTTGCTCGAAAATATCGAGAACAACCCTGAAGTTACTTGCGATAGTGATGAGGTCATCACCCCAGTCAAGTTCTGTTTCAGCCGATTGGCAAGCACGGTAAGCATAGAAGTCAGCATCAACTCGAAGGTGAAGATCAGTGGCAGTCTGCCCACGAGAGACCATCTTTTGCTTCAGAGGCAAGAGGGACTTTGAGTTTGTAGTATTCTCCTGCTTGGACAATCGCCCATTCGAGTTGGAATTTGGCATCATTAACTAGGTGTGGTTGAACAGCAAGTTGTATTTCATCATGGATCCAGCCAAGCCATTGATAATCAACGTCCCACTGGTAACCAAGTTCATTGAATTGTTGATAGGTAATTACATTCCACCGCTTACAAACAATTGCTCCAGCGGACTGAAGAAGATAATTAAGGGCAGCATGTTTCTTTCCTTGAAGGCGAATCGGTCTACCATCAAGACCTTTCAACACATCTGATTCAGCTTTCTTGTTGACAGCAGTAAGCAGTTGTTCGAGACCAGGAATAGCCTCAAGAAACTTCTTACGAATGTCTTTACCAAGCGTAGCTGCTTTCCGATCATCCAATGATTTATCAAGGGAATATCCAATCTTCCGATCAGATGCTCCATAGATAAACGCATAGGTCAGGGTTTTAACTTCCTTGCGAGAACAGCCAACTCGATCAGCATTTTGTTGATGAATGTCCCCATTGACAACAACGTTAGCAAAAGACCCTCCATCGTAATAACTAAGGTAATGACCAAGCATACGAAGCTCCAAGCCAGAAGCATCTGCGCCAACTTGACGTAGACCCTTGCCTGGTAGAAAAAGCGAGCGACAGCGCGGATCACTGCTGGTCTGCCCGAGGTTCGGACGTGAGTGAGCATTTCGACCTGTGTTGGTAGCAAGTTGACAAGTGTGATGGATCCTTCCCTGACGGGTCACCATCTTTAGCCAAGCATTGGTGCCATCAGACAATTGTCCAAGGGCCTTTTGAAGCTCAAGGATACGGGCAAAGATAAGAGATTCCTCTGTATCAATACCCATAAGAATACCTTCGTCGATCTTAGGACGCCCAGTATCTGTAAAGACATCTGGTTTCCAGTTACGCCAGGTCATAAAGGCCCAGCCAATATGATCACGAGAGGTTGGATTGAACTCCTTTAGTTTTGTAAATGAAGCATCCTTGATGTAACCACGGGTAGAGTTAGGACGTTTAGGCGTCATCTCTCCACCATCAACATACGGAAAGGTTTCCCGCATTTGATCTGCAAGTCGATCCATCTCTGTTCTGAGAGTGGCTTCTAACTTTTGAGCAGCAACTACATCAAAGGGCCAACCAGATGTTTCTTGCTTAGCCATGATGCCAGCAAGATCATGTTCAAGTTTAATAGAATCTTGATACTTAATGAGCCGATCATGACCAGCCATTAGTTCAAATACACTATTGCAAACATGAACATCTTGTTCACAATAGTCTTCCATCTCCATTGACCAGTCAGACCAGTCAGTGGTTTTACCAAACTCTCCTTTGTAATCACCAAGGCGATAGCCCCAGGATTCAAGGGAATGCCTGCCAAATAGTTTTGGTGGCATGCCAATTGGTTTCTTCCTAAAGTCCCGAGCAAGAATATCCGGGAAAAACATTCGACTGAGAATTAACGTGTCGAAGAGTTCTGCTTTAGTTTGGAAGAACGGATATAGTTGTTGGATAACTGGTATGTCAAAGCCAACAATATTATGGCCGATGAGAACATCAGCCTCTTGGAGAAGGGTAGTGCCATTGGTTACGGATTGAGCAGAACCTGTGTCATTAAAGCGGAAAACTTCTCCAGTATCAATGTCTTTAGCAACGATACAGTGAATACAGCTAAGCCCCTGACGGGGCAGGCCATTGGTTTCTATGTCAAATAGGAGTCTCATTAGCTCCAGTTTCCGGGCTCTTCCCGGTCGAGTAGTTCTTGTGTTTCAGCAGATGGTGTGCCGCATTCCGTACAGAACCAGCCACCAGGAATCATCTCACTATACGTGAATTCATTCCATCCACAAGTGATGCAAACCTCTTCAGAATCCTGGGTCATACTCCTCCTCAAATGATGAATTAGATGTCGAAGGGAAATCTTCAACCATGCGACCAGTAGACGCATTAAACGAAATGGACCCGGCTTGACCTGTCTTTCCATTAAATCGGTTCTTAAGTACCCTGATGTTTGCCATGTTATCTCCGGCAGAAAGGTTACGCTCAAGAGCAATAACCATATCTGAAAGCTGAACGATAGAATGACTACCGCGAAGCTGACCAAGACTAACTTGCTGTCCATCTTCGTGTCCTTTATCGCCTTGAGGGCGCTTGAGGTGGCTGATAAGAATCATACCAATGCCTGTTTCTTCTACGAATGATCGTAGCTTGGTCATGGTCACATCAATGAGCTTACGTTCATCATGCGATTCATTACCAGACATTAGGATAGAAAGGTGATCAAGAATGATCCATCCAACTTCCTTAGCAAGCGCCATGAATCGGCAGTCACTAAGGATACTATCTGGATCAACCGAACCAAACCCATCCCTGAGGTAGACCGAACCAGTACCCAGACTAGCATCAAAGGCGGCTCTAAGGGCCTCCTCTGGCATCTCATTGTTGAGGTGTAGGGGACGGTTAGCTTTGACCGACATCAAGCGTAGAGCCGTGCGTTGGAGGCTCTCCTCAAGGGCAATGTAGCCAACCTTTTCGCTTTGATCGACGAGTGATTGAGCTACCTCACCACAGAAGGTCGATTTTCCCACGCCGGAACCTGCGGTGACAGTGACCAATTCCCCCCGTCTAAGACCACCAGTAACACTGTCAAGAGCAGTAAAGGGCCAATTAGCATCCCGACCATGTAAAGGCCGAGTTGCGAGGGTAAAGAGATCTCGTCCGTCGATGACGGTCTTTGGGGAATAAGGTTTCTTGTTCCAGAGAATTGTTGAGGTGATTGCCTCATAATCTTTTGCTATTAATGCCTCATTGGCATCTTTATAAGAGTCTAAGCGAGCAATGAACAGTCGATCATGGGGGAACAGACTGGCACATTCCTGTGCTGCTTGCTGACCAGCTTCATCCGAGTCAAAGAAGAGCACGATGGTATCAAACCCCATGACCCACTTCAACTGATGCTGTAGAGCCTTCTTGGCCCCTGCTGCGCCGTTTGGAAGGCTAACAACAGGCCAGGTAGGGCGAAGCTGATAGACACTCAGGCAATCAATCTCACCCTCTGTAATCACCAGTTCCTTCCCTCTGCCCCACAATTGTTGGCCAAAGAAAGTGTGATCTTCATTCTTACCAGTCCACCTAAAATCCTTTTCAGCATCCCTACTCTTAAAGCTAACCAGTTGGCCAGCCTGTGAATAATATGGAAACCTTAGGGTTTTAGATTCGTGGTCATAACGAACATTGAACTTCTTTAAGGTATCTTCCCTTAGGTTTCTACCTTTGAGAGGAACGAAGTCCCCAGTAAAGTCCATGAGTTTTTGCGGCTTGTGATTAATGGTTGGTGCTGATCCATCTCCATGTTCATAATAAAGGCAAGAAAAGCAATGCGCGTGTCCGTCCGTATAACGAGCAAGCGCATCACTACTACCGCAATTAGAACATGGTTCGTGCCTAAGAAACTCGCTGTTCGAGAGCATATTTAATTGCCAAAGCAGCACCGGTCATTGAAGCATGATAAGTTGTCCAATCTTCGAGTTCATCAAAGATTACACCAGCTACATCTGCAGCTGTAAGTGTACCATCATGAACGTAATCAGTACATTCAATCAGAGTGTCACCAAAATACTCACCAATTTGAGCAAGGATTTCAGCTTTGTTTTTCATCGAACCAATCAAGTGGAATAGCGTGTGCGGGTGCCCACAAGAAACCATTTTTTTCTGCCCACTTTGCGTAGGTAGTTTGGCTCTTTTTTGTGAGCGTGTTTAGGGGTTGCTGGAAGACAAGTCGAATATCAAGTTTAGGATGCTGCTTTTTAATGGCTAACATCTTCCTTCGATCTTCTGGTTTGAAGTAACCCTTGGCTTCCAGTATCACCCCATTGGGCAAGATAAAATCAGGTGTATAGACAGCTGATAAGGTGTAGTTTAACTTAAGAGATTCATATTCAAACTGGTGCCCATTCAGTTCGAACCACCGAGCCAGCTTTTCTTCTAGACGGCTACGGTACTTAGGCATTACTCTGCCCTTAGATCCTCTAGCCAATCCTCAAGAGATTGGATTTTCCTATCAAGTTCATACCGTTTTGGTTCGGTATAATCATACATCATCATCTCTTCTTCAAGATCTGAGATGCGTTCCAAGATGGCGTACTTGTCCATAATCAGAACGGTACGTCATCCTCATCATAGCCTACCGGACCATCACCTGGATCTTCAGTAGGTTTAAAGCTGGGGCTACCAGTCTTAAAGCCTTCTGTCTTACCAAGCAGATCTGCCAGACCATCTTGATCCAGATCGCCGCTGTCATAACCCCCACCACTGACCAGTTTGAGGATTTGAGCACCCTTAACCTTGAGGGAACATCCGACCTTTTGTCCAAAGACATAGGGCTTCAGATCAACGACAAGCTTAACGACAGTCCCTTTCCATACTTGAGTATCGAGATCAACGGGAACACCATCGGTATCGATCCAAGGGAACATAGGTGACTGACTGTCTCCACCATAGGAGACCTTCACAAAGCCACTGTCATCCCACTTAGGAAGCTCAGCAGAGAATCGTTTGCCTGCCATTTTGTTCTTGCCCCATTCCAGGGCCTGCTGATAGACAGCATCGAACTTAGGCAATTCATCTTCGGGAATGCGAAACCCAATGGTGCAGTTGTTAAACTTACCAGCAGGTTTCAACGCATTGATATACCCGTCAAGTGTGGTGCTGAAAATAAAACGTCCGTCAGACATGTTTGGTAATTGATTCGTGGGTAGCGTAAAGAGAAAGATGATCAATCAAATTGTCATCTAACATTAGATCTATCTTGGTTGCCAAGTATTGAACATACTCGGGAATCCAATTAAGACCATACTCAACGTTGAATTGATTTGCTAGATCCAACGCATAAGCATCAGATGGAATAACAAGATCCATCAACATTGTTTCGGTGCTAGTCTTTACCAATGAGATCCTCCGTCAATGCGTAGGCTTCATCATAAGCTTCAAGACATTCCATCGCATTAGCATTACATTCCGTTGCTTCCAAAAGGAAAGCACATTCAGCAAAGCTACGACACAGAAACTCTTGAAAGGTTTCAGTAGGAGGCAGATCATAACTAATGTTACGTTCCTCCTGTGCCATCCACTCTTCTTCATAGTTAGCTACCACACTAGGATGAATAGCCAACTGTTCCGCAAGAGTTTCAATCGAATAGGTCATTAGCAGAAGAAATAAGCGGACTCCTGGACATCATTGATGTCAAGGGTATTCAACATGACACCTTCATCAAAGTCAATTCCCAATTGGGTAGCCCAATCCTTAAGAATTGGTTGAGAGTAGATCTCGATGAACTTGTCTCTGATTGCTCTGCCCATGTCATCCATATCGCAGGAACGACCAAGCACACAATCATGGATCACTGTAAAGGGGCGACCCCACTCCGCAAAGACGAGGTGAAGTAGAGCCGCATCCAGGCTATGGATAAGGTTGGGGCTAGCAGCTGTCTTAGCCTTTTGTAGGTCAATCTGACGATCTTCCCACTCCTTTAACAGTGATGTTACTAATCGTTGACCCAGTAATTTTGTATTAATTCTTGCTGCTTCATTACGACGGTATTCTTGATGAACAGAAAACCCAGAAGGGGTGACCCAATCAATAGACGTAGCTCCAGCTTTAATACGTTCACCTGCAACCTTTTGGATAAACTCCATTGATCGACAGGGACCATTAAAAACTTGTCTGACACCATACCGATAGATAGCTTTTACTATCATCTGTAATTCACCTTTCTCAAGTTCTATTCCCTTGAGTTCTTGACGGATATAATCACGAGCACTGTTTTCAGTGACACCATAAGGAGTTGTCATAACAGTTCTCTTTGTGACCTTTCTTGTTATATGTTGATGAAGATGTTCAGGAAGAATCTCCTTTGCTTTCTCAGCAACAATACGATACCCATCAGAAGGTTTGTCAGTAGGAACTACATTCACCATCTCAGCAGCCACTCTATCCAAAGCCAGCGCCGACAAATGCTGGAGACCAGAACATGTAGCATCAACAGACACAGGAAGGCCAGAAGTCTTCCTATTGCAAATAATGACACATTCATAGTACTCAATAACACTTGCAATAAAACACCAAGGTTCTTCTACTTTTGACCACTCAGAGATTGTTCCCTCAGGATCAGTAGCAAGATGACTCAAGAATTCATGGTTCTCTTTGACCCATTTTATTCTTTCATCCATTGGATGTTTATCCAGTCCATAAGTAGTAGCAACCTGAAAGGCTAACCACCATTCATTGACTGGTCCTTCTTCCTCAAAATAAATCAGACTCTTATCGAAATCTGTACCCTGAGGACTGAGGCTTGTGGGAATTGGATAGACTCTTCCCCTAAAGTCAAATGACCAGGGAATCCAGAAGGTGTCTCCCTTGTATTTATTGGCTACATACAGGGCTTCAGTTGTCCTGTAGTTCTTCTGTGCCAGAGCTGAGTTCTGATCTTCAATATCAGTTCTCATTCTCCGATAGGAAATCTTATCCTCTTCCGAGGCTGTCTCCCATGGCTCTGGCTTTGGCGGTGGAGGTGTTGGTTCCTCCGCTCGAAACTTACCCACAGTGATGCGGTGTTCCATACAGAAGTTTGCCAGTTCAAGGATCCTGTCGTTGATTCGATAGGGCACCTTCTGGAGCAGGTTCAGCATGCTTAGAGCCTTGCTGTCCTGTAATAATGTGCACCCTCCTGAAACCCTAGTCCTGATCAGCCTTGTCAGCTTTCGCAGGTCATTGGTCAAATACCCACCTTTGAACTCCTCTGTCCAGTCGTTGGGTTCGCAGAGCATGGGCCACATACAACCAGCAAACGCCTCAGCCTGCGCTAGAAGCGCCTCCTTGGCCTTTAAAAAGTCTGGTTGGTATACCAGATAGGTAACCCTGTCGTTAGGCCCCTTAGCGGTCATCCTGGTGGTGACCCATCCAGTTGACACAGCAAGACGATCTAGCAACCAGCCCCCAACCAGGTGCCTCACGCTTGTAGGCCACCGCAAAGGTTCGACATCGTTGCGTCTCATAACCGCCCGATACCTCTGAACTTTATACGAATACCCCTTATGATCATGAATGTGGAGCCTAGCCTTATTGAAAAGATCAGGATGTTTATTACAAAATTGATCTAACATGATTTGATGATAGACCAAGTTTCCAATATGTGTTGTTGCTGCTTGATAAGTTAGATGTTCAATCCTCCGTACACCAAGAATGTCAATCACACCCTTAGCAGTAATCAAAGCAAGAATATTAGGGTCGCAGTCCTTAATAGGAACTACAGCCTCTGCCTTATCAGCAACCCAACCTGAGTTAATGCGAGAGAGCTTAGTCTTGATCTCTTCTGTAATCAGTTCCAAACCCTTGTTAATAAAGGCAGAACCATAAACAGTAGAACTAGCATAAGCCCTATCCTCAGCATTCCTAGTCCTTTCTCTAAGGCGTTTGATAGCCTCACTTCTTGCATCAAGTTCTCGCTGTAATTGTCGGGCGAGTTGCTCAGTTGTTGCCATTGATCAATCAGTTTCTGCTGTTGGACTATCCTTAACAATATGCCTAGCATTACGAATGATCATAATCCTAGACACAACTTTAATCATCTCCTGAGTAATCTCTACCTCATCCTCAGCCCCATCGAGACCAAGTTGAGCTAGCAATAAATCCTCAGGATGAACATCAGGAAGTTTAGTGATCTTCCCAGTCTCTAAGTCCTGTTCATGGGTAGCTAACACATCTTCATGTGCCTCTAACCTAGAACCTAGATCAATCAATCGATCTAATCCACAATGAATCAACTTATACAAGTGATCATCATACTCACCCTGAATGTACGATCTCCAAGCCATTGATCTGTGGTCTCCGTGATGCTTTGTTAAATGCTTGATAGGCAAGAATAGTAGCTAGTCCCTTTTTATTAAGATAGCTATACTGATGGATCTTATTCCTTTTGGCTAGCTTTCTAAGCTGCCTCCAAGTAAGAACCTCCATTAGATGTTGAGACAATTGCTCAGGATTAGGCAGATGTTGTCTGCTGGTAATTCTCAGTGCTGATTCGAAGTCCACATGTCCTCCTTAATAAGGGTGAGTGTTAACAAATCAATGTCAGGAAATAACTCCTTAATGGTCATAATCGCATGGGCTTTGCTATGCGCCATGATCTTACCTCTAGTCCCACACGGACTGATGTATTCCCAGCAAGAATAACTCATTTCCTAAACGCAGGTAAACGAAAGCAATAATCAAGATGAGCCTCTTGAATCTTCTGTCGAATGAAGATAACTCTAGGCTCACATGTCATAGCAGCAGTCCTGAAGATCTGAACAACTAGCATTCGTTGCATTTCATCAAGAGCATCACTACCATGTTTCCTAATTGTTTCAACCAGTCTCCTCATCTCTGGTGGAAATGAATCCCACTCAGGTTCTCTTTCTTTTAGTTTTGTCATTACTTTTTGTGATAAACAAAAGGAAGATAATAAGGCTTATCTAAACTAGACACCCTACTCTTGGTAGTTTTCTGGGTTCTCGATGATGTCTTTGATTGTTTCGAGACATCCCTCAAGGTATCCAACTTTGTAACTGAGGCTGTGTTCTTTGGTGTTGATGACATGATTGGATTGGTAAATGATGGAAACAATTAAACTCTCGGTCTTTGTGTAAATCTTTGTCTTGGCTTGCCATTGAATGGCTGCCTCATCAGCATCTTTAAAAACCATGGATAAAAGCAAGGTCACAAAATAGGATGGCAGAGTCTCAGCATAGCTAAGAATCCCCCACCACCTAACAGTCTACCACAGCTGTCAACCCACCTGGCGCAGTCTCAGGGAATCACAAGCCGCAGCTAAAAAAAAGGGGCCAACCCTAAAGCTG